TCTCAGCCTGATTCTGTTGATGCACTCTTGCACGCTCGTTGTTCAGTTGAGATATCCTATCCTTTGCCTCTTGATACTCTAAACGCTTCTCCATGTATTCCATTGGATCATCGTCTTTGAGTTCTTTCCAGTTAATGTCTTCAAACTGTTGTAGTTGATAGTTTTGGTTTTCAGACATTTGCTCCAGAACTTGCGCGTATTGGTTACGCTCATTCTGAACCGCTTGTAGATTAGCTTCGTAAGCTTTCCGTTGCTCTGCAAGAGATTGCGATTTACGGGTGTAATCTGATTGCCGCTGATAGCCATCTCGTAACTCGTCCAGACTAACCTCAAACTCTTCGCCGTCTACTTTAACAGTGTAGGCTTGTGGGGTTTCTGTAGGAGCTTCCTCGTCAGCTACCTCATACTCTTCTGCTTCTTCAAACTCTTCGGAGACTTCCTCTTCGGCCTCGTTATCGGCTTCGATTTCAATCTCTTCTGAATTGTCAGTTGCAGGTTCTTCGATTGTTTGTTCTGGATTAGTGTTCTCCTCACTTCCAAACATGACATCGAACATGTTAAGTTGTGGCTGGGTGACTTCCCCATCGGGATTGGTCGGTGCCTCACTCATTATCTATCTCCGTTTTCAATTTTGTCGCTGTGTATAAAAGCTTGCAGGTCTTCCTTTACGGAACTCAAAGCGTTTAGCTTCATCCAGCAAAATTCTCTTTCTTCTACAGTATCAGCTATGGTCCATTGTGTTATTAAATCGTTACTTAGTGTTTCTAGCATTTCCTTAAACACTGGGTTCTCTAGGACAATACTAGCTTGATTAGCTTTTTCTCTTGCTAAAGTTGATGGGTTGGGCATTGTTATTTAAATAAGTCCTTGAAAAATTTAACTGTACCGTCTACGGCTTTACCCATAGTCTTTAAACTATCTTGTTGGAATTGCATTTTTTTAATAGCAGGACTATTAATATTTTTCACAAAAACTTTTTTTCCATTTATTGTAACGTATCCACCTTGCGGTTTAGTACCCATTTTCTTTTTAAATGGCGTTGTCATGGCTAGCACTGACACTCTGTACAGCCACATTCAATTCTGTTTCCTAATTTCTTTTTAGTTTTCTTTTTAGGCTTTTGCTTGTAGGGTTCTTTGTAAGGCATTTCAATCACCATTTCTTGCAAGACCAGTAGCGTGCAGTTAGCTTACTGGGTGGGTTGGAATCGCAGCGGTGCCTAGCTCTAAAGCTTTTACGCCGCTTGGGTTGATCTTTCTTAATAGACATATTCGGATCACCAAATCGAATCAGGCGAACCGTACTGCCTTGCTTTGCCAATACAGCAAACTTTTTGTTTTTCCCAGGGGTACGTTTGGGCTTGTTGTATCCTGAGAACTTTTCACCTCTGTAGTCTACTGCCATAGTTAGGTCTTTATAATAAAGTTAATAGGCTGTACTTTTAAAACAGCTGTACCTGCAGATGCGGTAGCTGTTTGTGAAGTACCTAGGACAAATCCACTTCCGACACCTACTGGGAAAAATGTTCTATAATCTGGAAGATTAAAAGTACTTCCTGATCCTCCAAATACAACACCAATTACACTGTGTAGGGCTGAAAAGGTACTGGTTGAAACAGCTGAACCGTCGCACAAAAGCCAGTCTTTTATTCCGCTGATGGTTTCTGTGGTGGGGGTTGTGTTAGATGCCCACATCATAACACTTCCCGTTTCAAATCCTAATTTGTTCAGTTGAGCAGATGTGGGATTAACCGCTGTTGTAGCCAAGTTGGGAAATTGAGATTGAAGGACAGACTTTATTAATCGTATGTGATCGTCGCCTTCGGATATGTTATCACCAGCTGCAGGGTTAGATGTACTTAGCTGGCTAATAAAGGTGGCAGATTCTACCGTCATTTACCTAGTCCTTAGTCTATTTTAACATTATTTGTAACAATTGTCAAGCTATAGTGACATACCCTTTACAGTTGCTGGCGAACCAGCTGCTATTATATAGCCAGCTTCTAGCTCAGTCTTTGGATCGTATAATTTTAAAATACAAGTTTCCGCATTATCGTGGTCTTTGTAGCTGGCAATTACAGTTTTTACCGATAGCTCAACAGGTGGGTAAAACCTACTGCAGAATCCCTCTACCTTTTTTTCCATTATTGTACTGGCGTATCTTTCCCTAGTTTCCGTATCTGCCTTGGCAATGTCCATTATGTCATCTTCACTATGGCACATGAAGAACACCATAACCTTATCTCCCTTTGACCAGATTGCTTTGGCAATTGCTGGAGGAGAAACTACTAATAACAAAAGTGTTAAAAATATAGTTAGCTTAGTCATCATGGTTTCGTAGGCCAGACAATGTTGTTAATGTCTACGGTTGAGGGAAAATCTCTAAGGTCTTGACGATACTGAGTTTGTGCTTCAGACATTGTAGGAGAGTCAGGCATTGCCCACCAGTCTGTGTCTGCTAGTTTTTGATCTCGCTCTTGGCGTAGTGCAGCCATTGCCCTTTCTGGTGCGGCATCGTCAAAAATTTTCTGAGCAGCATCTTCAGCCGCCTCTTCTTCTGGTGTAAGATCGACAACTTGGATGCCGTCTGGACCTGCGATTGTTCTTTTACGAGCCATTGTAAATTCCTAAGTATGCTTGAGGCGGTAAACAGAAATCCTACCATCATTGAAATTCGCTGATGCGTTTGAACAGAAAAATTTTAACTGGGTAACATTCATATCTGTAGCATTTGATCTAAGGCCGCCTAAAAGAGTACCGCTCTTTGATTTTCCTTCGTAATAAACGGAACCAACAACTGCTACTTTGCCTTTACCTATGGTACTGCCATCTGGGTCTTGCTGACTGGACATGAGATAAAGCGCCCAGTTCGCCATTTGAGGTGCTGCATCTCCCGTAATCCTTATATGTCCTTGTAAGCCGTTTTGTTCGGTAACTCTATAAACTGTGTCACCAACATTTTGCATAATTACGTGGTCATAGTAGACGTTTGATGTTGTTACAATTCCAGATGAGTTTCCAAATTGAAGATGAGTATGAAATTCATCGCCAACAGCATTATTAACCCAGTAAACATTTGTACCAACAAGTAGATACGTTTCAAACGCAGTTGTTAATCCTGTAATAGTTACTGATGTTGAAGACTGGTCCGCTGCTACGGAAGTCAAAAGCTCGTAAGCGCCCCCTCCAGCTGCAGCCCAGCTGCCGTCTCCTCGTAAGAATGTAGAAGAACTAGCTGTACCAGTGCCTAATCTTGCTGTTGCTACAGTTCCTGTTGCCAAGTTCGTAGCGTTTAGCGCAGTTATTGCAGCACCGCTTACAGCTGGCATAGTACCCGTCAACTGTGCAGCTGGTATTGTACCTGTAGTGGAGAGGTTGTCATCTCCAAAATTAACTGTACCGTCTGACGAGGTTATTGACCCACTTCCACCTATTGTTACACTCATTAGCTAGGCTCCTCTGGCCATGTTGGGTTAGCTGGATCAGCTGTGTTTGCAGGAAGGTCACGCAATGCTTGGCGATAAGTTTTCCAAGGGTCTGACATTGTGTAGTCTGATGTTGCCATCCAATCTGTTTCAGCTAGTTTGGCATTGCGCTCTTGACGTAGTGCTTCCCATGCTCTATCTGTTGCACCGTCTTCCCAAGCTTTTTCATTTGCATCAAAAACTGCAATTTCTTCAGCGGTGAGGTCTACGACCTGGACATTATCATCGGAAGCAGAAGCGACTGTTTTTGTGAGTGTCATAATAATTTCCTAAACAAGTTTCATCACAAGAAAATCGCATGTGATTCCAGTGGCATTTCCTTGCAGGGTAATTTGAAATGCATCGTTATCTTCTAAAGCATTCCTGATGCCGTATGTAAGCTGGTGCCTATTTTGGTTTGAACCGTTGTTGCTAGCAGTAACACAAGTGCTAGTGCAGGAAATTATCGTTCTAGTGTTACTATTGGTTGGATTACAAATGTCAATAAACGCCCATCCAGTAAGAGCGCCTAAGATCGCGCTACTGGCAAAACTTGAAGTTGATTGTGTTGCACTGAAGGGATCAGTCTTCACTTGAGTCATCTGGTATGCCGAAGCTCCTGACTCAAAGCTACTTCCATTGTCCGTAGAGCTTCTCACGAAAAAGTCATTACCCGCACCCGCTACGCCAGTATCGGTATTTGCAAAAACGATTCGGATAGGTCCTGTGACATTGTTCACAACTAGATTACCGTTGCTGACACTTCCGCTCGATATTTTGGTCCAAGCACCACTGGCCGGAAGATTTGTTAGTGCGCTTCCATCAACCGCTGGCAGCTTTGCAGACCCGTCAAGTTGAACAACATTGTTTGCACTTGTTCCTAAAACTAAGCCAAGGTCGCTCCTGGTTTGTGTCAGGTTTGACGGGTTGAGTCTAATGGTCATTGGCTAGGCTCCTCTGGCCATGTTGGGTTTGCAGGGTCGGATGTATTGGCAGGGAGATCTCTGAGGGCAGTTCTGTAGGATTTCCAAGCGTCATCATTTGATAGAGTAATGTCTCTACACTGGGTCCAATCGGATGCAGCTAGTTTGGCATTGCGCTCTTGGCGAAGTTCTTCCCATGCTCTATCTGTTGCACCATTTGTCCACTCTGTTTGAATTTGCAACAAACGGTTAGATTCCGACTCCGACATTTCGACTTCTTCAACACCTTCTGGCGAGGCTACAATGTGTTTCATTTTAAAATCCTCACGTTATTTTCAGCACAAGAAAATTGCCGGTTAGTCCTGCGCCAGCACTGCTAATTTGAACTGCATTGTCCACCTGTGCAGTTGATCGTAACCCAATCACCTCACCGCTTCGCGCAAGTGTCGTTGAGTTAATGGTTGTTGCATATTTTAGATAACACCCTGTTCGCTCTGTACTCACTTGAGGAACCATGATGTCAAACTCAGCGTAGTTACCGACATCACCTTGCACGATTCGCGAAGAAGTGACTGCCCCTGAGCTTGAAACCGCACCATTGTACGCAGTACTGGTTAGTTTAATTTGTTGCCGAGCCCATACATAATCGCCATTTGAATTTGCAAAGCTTGACCCGCCATCGGAACTGAGTAGGGCAATTAAAGCACTTCCGGTAAAGTTTCCGGTGCAGTTTAAAATTATTTTGGTATCACCTGTGATGCCTGTAACAGTGAGTACTTGGTTGGACAAACTCCCGCTGGATATTTTTGTAAAAGCACCCCCAGCGGCAGCGAATGACCCATCTCCTCGCAGGAAGGTTGTTGCATCTGCAGTACCACTCCCCAACCTAGCAGCATCTAACCGACCATTTGCATTTAATAAAGGTATAGTTGCATTGGTAGTCCCAGTATTTACAGTTGCGGCTGTACCTAGGCCAAGGCTTGTTCGCGTAGCTGCAAGGTCATCACTGTCCAGTGTAATTGGCATTTTAAGCTCCTACAATGTGCCAAGCTC